CCTAATTTTTTCTGTAAGCCAGCAACTCTTTGTAAAACTCTTTTTATTTTTACTCCCGTATATCCTAGCTTTGCTAATCCAACACCAATAAGACCCGGAGGAAAAGCTAACATCCCAACAGCAGATGCAGCTATCGCAACATCCACAGGATCTTCTGGGTCAACAATAAGAAGATCAGTTATATCCCTAAGATTTATTCCAGAACCTTCTTCCGTTTTAGTAGGGAAATAATCTACAGGCTTCATCGAACCGAGTTGCGTTTCCGAAAAATCAACAAAGTTTCCTTTCCCGTACATGTCGCCCAGATTAATGTCTATTCCTTCATCATACATTCTTAATGCTTCACTAGGTGATGGCATGTCAGGAACATAATCGTCATAAGCATCCCTGCCAACATCTCCGATGGCTCGGAAAAGACTTCCTGCTGCATTACCCCAAGTATCGTTAGGATCTCCTCCGTCATTCATATTGATCGGAGCAACGCCAGCCATGATCCCTCCACCAGCACGGCGCTGGGGAGTTTGAAACATAGGTCGATTGTATATATTAGGGTTCATAGTTTTTCCTATTCATCTTATTGCTGTCCATAGTTCGATAACGTCAGTAAAGCGCCACCTAATTTGGCAGCCATACTAGGATCTTGATAAGCCTCCATCTGGCCCATGCCACCGCCAAAACCAGACATGTATTGAGGCAATAAGCCACCTAATCCACCGAGCATTTGCTGTCCTCTCTGCAATCGCATATATGGTTCATCTGCCATTTGAGTCGCTGCTGTATATTGATTGCCAAACGCAGTATCTTGAATGCCCCTGCCTGCCTGCCCCAGACCAGAGAGAGTACCTATTTGACCAGATAGCATGTCGTACCCTTGCTGTCCTAACCCAGAAATGCCACGGGCAGCGCCTGCTCTATTAGACTGCATGGTATTAAAGCCAGACATAGAGTTAGCCATCGCATCGCCGTAGCCTTTATAAGCCAGGTCTGAGCCAAACTGCGCTTGCTTATCAAGCACACTTCTATCTATCTCAGCTTCCTGGACAGCGCCTCTTGATCCGCCAAAGGCACCTGATTGGACTTGATTTGCTCTGGCATCTCTCTTCTGAGCTTCGCCCAGCCTTTGTATTTCCTGCATCTGTGGCTGGTATACGCTGTTCATGTAAGGGTTCATGAACGATTGAGCCATCATGGGGTTGTACCCCATTGCACTCTGTTGGTAGTACTGTTGAGCCTGATTCAACTGTGGTGCAAAGCCACCTAACCCCTGAGCTGAATTTCTTGCTTGTATCTCAAGAGGAGAAAGTCCTGCTATTTGTCTTATGGGTACAGGTATCTGCTGGCTTATCATGCCAGGCTGTCCTTCTCCCCCGAAATAAGATCCAAGTAACTGTCTAGCGCCATACTCTACAGCAGGATCAGAAAAATCCTTTTGCGCTTTAGGTAAAACATAAGGTTGGCTAGTGTCAACTAACTCTGTATCTGATTCAAAAAAATCGCTAAAACTCATTATGTCATCCCCGCTGCTTTTTCGCCTGCTTTCTGTAGAGCATACATCATTCTAGCGCCTTCTCTTCTTTGGGCCGCTTTGCTCTTAGGTTTTTTGTTTCCCATTAAATTACCAATACCTCTGACTGCCGCTGAGTTAACAACAAACTCTCCGTCAGAAAGCATGGCGGGTATATCATCTGACTTCTCTGTCCCTGGCCCAGAGATCTGACCATTCATCCTGGGATAAGACGTTGATCCTCCATAGGCCAATTCCATCAATCCGCCTTGCGCTACCTGCGCTGCCTGAGACATTGGAGTAATGTTGCCTCTTAATCCTGCTACACCTCTTGGACCTGTACCCTCATAGTTGGCATACATCTGACCGGGTACGCCTCTGTAGCCTAGATTAAAATCAGGCACCTGCCCTGCAGGCATAAAGGTTTTTATGTCTTTAAATGCGGGATCAATTTCCTGAAGAGGAGATGGTCCTGTTGGATCAAAGAGGTTTTCATTTTCATAAACTTCCTTTGATCTGTTGGCTGCAGCTTCTTGGAGTGACGTAGGCTTTGGATCATCACTTGACCCACCTAAAACAGCTCCTAATCCTAAGAGCGCCAACAACCAATTAGGAACAATGCCTTTAGGCTGCGCCTTAGCATACTCTGCTGCATCTGCTATTTGTTTTTCAGTTAACCCAGCTGTATCTTTAGTGGCTTCAATATGCTTAAAAACTTGTTCCGGCGTGGTTAGTCCTGGAAATTTCCCTACACTAGGAGTTTCACTAGGAGTTTCACTAGGAGTTTCACTAGGAGTTTCACTAGGAGTTTCACTAGGAGTTTCACTAGGAGTTTCACTAGGAGTTTCACTAGGAGTTCCACCTTTTTTTGGCTTGGTTCCACCGCCAATTGTACTTATCAACCATGTAGGCAAAGCCAGTTTGAGAATGTCTCCTGGTAAACTTCCACCACGAAGCCACGCTAGAGCTCTTCCTAATAAAGATTTTTTCTCCTCAGGAGTGCCGCCAGCAGAGTTTATGATTTCTTCAGCCTGTTTTTCTGTAGGAGTTTGAGCGGAAGACACTTGCTCAGAAACCCCTTTCCATCCAGGAGGAAGAGCTCCATTCTTAATAAACTCATCCATTTCTTTTTGAGTCAGCGGTCGATAAGGATCGTTTGTTGCTTCTGGTTCCAGACCAGGGACATTAATCCCACCGTCGTAAGGTTCTCCGGTAAGGGGGTTAATATCTAAGTTAACCTCAGCAGGGGGATCCCCCCCAACTCTTGTTTGCGATTCTCCAACGTCAGAATCAATTAAAGCTTGTTTCCTTGCTTCCTCCCTTAATCTTTCTATTTCATTATCTATGAGTATCTGTTTCTGCTCATCTTCGTACGCCTTACGCTGCGCTTCTATAAGCGATTCTCCAACTCCAACGTCAGAATCAATTAAAGCTTGTTGCCGCTTTCTCTCTTCTGCTGCTTGGTCAGAATCAAGGGAGGCTATACCCTCACTACTTGCGGGAGCAGTTCCTCCAAATCTTTCTCTAAATTGCTCAACAGTTTCTGGAATACCAAAGTTATTTAAAAGTCCTTGAATGGCTTCATCAGGTTGATTAGCAGCTGCTTTTAAATTTATTTGAGAAGCTAAAGCAGCATATGCATCATCTCTGTTGCTTGGATTTTGAAAAGCTTGGTTATATCTATATTGTGGATTAGGATCTCCGTGGCTAGACATGTAAGGATTAGTGTTTCTTGCATTCCTTACATCGCTCAACTGGGGAGACATGCCGTATTTGTCTCTTACAAAGTCAGCGCCTTCATTCCAATTAGTCCCAGAGTATGGTCCAGATCTTTGACCCATCTCCCCTGGGTTTATTATACGGTTCATTCTTTGAACTAAATTAGCAGTCTCAGGAGTAAGGTCATTTAAAGTAATGCCTGGCCGCCAAGTCGGAACACTGTCTGGAGACTTTCCTAATCCAAGCAAAGCGTTAACGACACTTACAAAAAGTGATTCAGAAATTTCTTCATCATCTCTTAAATCGCTGTATCCGCCACCACCATCTACAATATCAGCCATTGACATTTAACATTTCCGCCTTGCCTATTGATTTATTTTCTGCTAAAGCAGCCTGTAGTTTACTACTCAGATGGGCATTTCGGTAGGTTTTTACACCTTTCCCGGCATAAGATCTAAACATTAGCCAACCTCCACGACAATAGAACCATTAGCTATTACCTGCACAGACCCCACAGAAGCAGTGGCCAGCAGCGTAGGAGCGGGATAAGAGATGGTCTTAAAGGAATCCCCAGAGAATACTTGTAGCTTTTGCAGACTAGTATTCCAGATAACATCACCGTCCCTAAACTTAGACTCATCAATAACTGTTTGATTAAACTGAGGAGTATTATCAACATCAACAGCATTCAGGTTGAGCTCAAGCACCCTTATGGTACGGTTGAAGATGTCAGATGTTACATTTTCTTCTGTCGATATAGGCAACCGTGTTTGTAGTATTTTGGCCATTATCTTTTGCCATTAGGCTGCACATCCAGCCTTGTTTGCCCAAGCTTAAAGCCTACGCCTGCACCACTGGACTGATACCTTAAAGCAGCCTGTCGCCCTCTGGCCCTCATATCTATCTTGGTGGTGCTGCCAGTAAAAGAAGTAGTTTGCTCTGTCGCTAAAGAATCTCCTGGATAGTTTCTTACTTTTAAAACAGCATCTATAGCCTGGCTACTACCGCCGGTTCCATTGAAATCAATATCTGGAATCATTCGCCTAATGAACTGGAAGTCTTCTCCATCGCCTATATCAAAGTCTCCTGACTGAATGTATACAGACTCCATCGGAGATCCATCATCATCATTGCCTACCTCATGACTATACAAATAAGCTGTAGAAGAGTCCTTCCCTGCAGCAATAGGATTAACCGATATACCTTCATCTAACCAGGCTGTTCTAGACATTTGTCCTATAGCCCAACTATTTTCTACATAGTTGTATGTAACATAACGATCAATGACTGTAGATGATGAAGAGCAATAGAACCAACCAACCTCATCAAACTCTTTGTTTAAAAATCCAAAGAATTGATATGCCTGTGATTGATTAAAGTCATCATAAACATAAGACTTAACTGTGCATTTTATATTTTTAACTGTGCCTGTGTATGCATAGAATCCTTTTCTATCCATCCAGAATATTCCGACAGGTGTGTTAACAGCGCAGTTGGGACCAATTAAAGTAACACCTTCGTTGATTAGATTTAGACCAAAGGTAAGAGGCGTTCCAATAAACTGCAAGCTATACAACGCTACGTCAGTCCATATTAAAGTTTCTTGTCTTGCTCTCAAGCCGCCAACTATTTCAGATCCAGCAGAACACCTGAGAGATCCTGCAGTATTCGTTGATTTAGGCTCCCATTCAGCAGCATTCTCTTGATCAGAAAAAGCAATTAACAAAGGATCTATACTGCCTGTCCTTAACCCTGTGGTGTTTGATATTGGATCTGCACCAAGAACAAGAACGTGCCTGTCTACATCTGAGACAATCACTTGCAACCCTTTAGTCGGAGTTAGGTTAGCTCCAGAAAGGCTACTTAACGGAACAGCTCTAGCAGATAATCCGTCACTATTATCCCAATAGTAAATACTTCCAGCCCTGGGGTTTGCAATCAGGTCTTCTCCAAAGTTATCCATAGACCAAAGTCTAAGCTGGTTATTTGCACCTAAAGAAGATGTTGAGCCCCACGTTGAGTCACCCCAAGCGTCTACGCTCCAACCAGTACCCGCAACAAATATGTCAAGACCCGTAGTGATTTCATATTTTCCTACCGTTGAACCCCCGCCATTATTAATGTCACTAGAGTTTGCGGTTACAGAGTTTCCGCTGGCATCAGTTGCTAATACTGTGTAAGCATTTACGCTAACAATAGAAGCTATCTGATAATTATGATTAAGAACGGCGGCAGTAATAAGGCCACCTAAACTAGCCGCTCCAGAAAAGGTAACAAAATCATTTGCAGCAGCGCCATGAGAAGTATCAGTTACTGTAACAATATTCGACCCAACTCCACCGTCAGCAAAAGTTACATCACCTGCTGCTGTAGTAGATCTTAATGGAGTAACGTCATTAAAGGTTGCTCCTTCTTGGATATATAACTTAAACCTAGTGCCAAGCCCCAGCAACTTTGTGCCTGCTAGATTAACCCAGTTGTGTAGTTTTCTTCCGGTCCCTTCATAAGAGGCTAGGCTATACTTTTCCCATCCTCCTATTTTTTCAGCATAGCCTTTATTAAACCTGACCAGATTGCCATCAAACCATCCGCCTTCCGCAGCATAGCTTGTGCTTTCCTTGTTTATACCCGGCTTAAAATTTACTGGCTGTAATGGCATCTTAATCTCCTATTGCTAGGACTCGGTCCGATAATCGTTCAGCCCGTTCAGGCGTTTGACTCGCCCAACGCGAATCCAGCATTTCTTCTGAGGCCCTTTGCCATTGATAATCTTCGATGGCAGTTTTGAAATTTTTAAATTTGCTTAGGCCACCTTGCCCAAGCTGGAAACACATGTTAACCAGGACATGTTGCATTTCCTGGGGGAGTTCTTCCCAGTTATCATAAATCTTCTGACACCCACCAATCGAAATCTGGACATCCTCTTGGAACAGTGCGTAGCACCTATCCTCTGAGATGCGCTGGTCATCAGTAACATCAGCACCAATCCCATAAATGTGCAGGTCATTTTCTACATCCGTGCCAAGAACCTTATGGCCTATCCCGACTGTTTTGTGGTGTTCACTACACAAATAAGCATGGAGTACCTTACCTTCATCGGCAGATATTTCTTCATACACTTGTTTAACATCTACACTCATTTATTTTTCCCTGCAAAAACTTGGCTTCCAAAAAATACGCTGACCACGCCCCCTGTTGCGAGAAAATACATATTTGCCATGTCTGAGAGCAAGACAGCGGCATCATTCATCCCTAAGAACGAGCAAATAGCTACACCAGATGGGTATAAAAGCATACCGCATAGAGCAAACCAAACCATACCGCGTTGGGCATCTGCTTTTTCGTGCGCTGCCTCTAGCTGCTGGAGTCGCGCTGCTGTTTCAAGCTCCTCATCTGAAACTATACCATCACCATCTGCATCGTATTTTGCGTATTCACTACCTGGCTCTAGTTGTTTCGGGGTCATATTTCCCTTTGTGGCTTTTCTATTTTTAAATAATTTTTTACAAAGTGGTCTTTGATGTAGCTTTTTGGTTTACCAAATTTTAATAATTTGTTATGTCGCCGCATCAGCGGAGGAACCATCGGGACAATATCCTTCCCATACCTGTACTGAGTTACAATTATCCCATCTAAAATCTTGAGCCGCCCACATCGAGGAGCGCCGAAGGTTACAATTTGTGCGGGTGGGATTTCATCTCTCACCATTAACGCACCAGTAATAAGAGCTACCGCACCTCCCAGACTATGCCCTGTTAATTCTATTTTCTTGTAGTCAATGTCCTGTTCCAGGCACATTGATGTAACTTTGTTGACGAGCCGTCTACTTGCCTTGAGAAACCCAGCAGGACACCAGCCTAACTCTCGCGTCCAAAGGGGAAGGATGCGCATGTCTCGTATTGCGTCTTTGGGTTCATCTGTACCTCGGAAGGCAAACACGTTACCCTTTACAAGTACCTCAATATTAGCCTCTTCAAAGGTGCTTTTTTGATAGCTCTCTCCGCAAATTCGGGCTAGTTTCTGATGACTAATCATTGTCGATAGCCCTTTCCGCTGGATCACGCTCACAATCTACATGGTCAGAGCTGCGCTTTATCTTAAAGGCACCATTTAAGAAAGGCACTGTGTTAGGTACTTCAAAGCTGTACTCCCTGGTCCCACATACTTGTAGAGATGAGCACCCAGAAATAAATAAAAGGCTAATCAAAAGTAAGTGTCTCATAAAACTCCTTATAATTAGAGATATTTAGCTAAAAAAACAGAGGCCAGGATAAACGGGTAAACTCCCCAAATAGACATTTCCATCCTATCCATGCGTTGGGAGCCACGTTCTAGCCGCTTTTCAATAGCTTTAAATCGAAGCGCACATTCCTTCTCATGCGTTTCAATCTTGGCTAGTGCGTCCTTAGCCATTACTCCTTCGCCTTACCGACATTGATCGCCAGAAGATCGACTATCTTGTACGCCTTCGCAAGCATTGAATCATCTTTCGGCGTAGGAGTCACAGCAGCAATTGCACTACATGACGCAATTAAAGCCGTGAGAATATTTATAATTTCTATGATCTGATCCATGCTGATGTCCTATTATTCAGTGTCGTTGAGGGGGTTTTCAAGTATTGTCATAATCTTTTCTTCTAAGTCTTTTCTTAGCTCTCTAGTCTCTGCATCCATTTCTTTGAAGCGGGTATTCATCCCACGCTCCATAGCATACACATCATTTCTAATTTCTCTTTGTGTGTCTGCTGATGTCTTTTCAGTAGCTCTTGCTAAGTCCATTACTTCACTAGTTTCATCTCTTACTATATTAATATCCCCTTTGGCTGTATTAATATCTTCTCTTGCTGCGTTAATATCTTCTCTTAAATTAGTTCTAATAATTTCTGTTAATTCTGTTAGTCTGACAAGTTCTGCTTGTATTGCTTCTGGCTTTAAACCAGCTAATGCCTCTTCAGCAACAAGTAGCCTATTATACAACTCAAAACCTCCCCATAGACCACCGATTAGTGTACCTAATAACGGGAGTATAAACAGCATTTTACTGCCGCTCATCTTTATTCCTTCATACTCTACTTCCGCCATTTCCCTCCCTGTTATTCCGCACTATCTATTATATTGACTGTGTATCATTTCTTGTAGTTTTTCTTGAGTTCTTCCCGCCATCCTATAAAAACCTACTACATTATCAACAGTCTTCTGTCCTTTATATACTTGCGAACTATCGTACCAACTTTGTTTATCGGCTAATTGTGTCTGTGAGGTGTACTCGCTAAACCCTGAAGAATACCCAATATACGAAACAACAATAGTTTGGTCGCCGTAATCATTAGTGTTCTCGTTGTCTTGCTGCAATTTGTTTAATTCTGTTTGTAAGTTTGTTGCTATAACAGTTGAACTAACAGAATCCGCTAAACTTTCTACTGCGCTTGATTGTCGTTGCTCTTGGAACGTAGGTGCTTCAACTTCAAACTTAGCAAAGTCTGGTGCTGCGTTACTTAAAAATTGTCCTATTGATTGTCCTGTTCCCAAAGCATCATCAAACGAACTTTCAAAGTTTTGATCAGCTACTGTAAAGTTAGAGCCATCATCAAATGTTAATTCTTGTTGTTCTTCTTGCTGTTGCTCTTGTTGTTCAGCTACTTCAAAGGCAGTTACCGCAGGGCCGGAATCAACTATCTCTGCTACCTGGATCTGCACTTGTCCTGTTGATTGTTCTTGTTGTTCTACTACAAAAGTATTGCCTGTGGATTGCGTTATTTGTTGTTGTTCAGAGCTTGTAGCCGCAACACTACTACCACTTGAGTAAGAGTTTGAATCAAAACTATTGCCTGTTGAGCTACCTGATCCATCGTCTAATTGTTCTTGTAAGACTTCAGCAACTGTTACTTGCTCTTCTTGTGTACCTCCAAAATCTATTGCCGCCACAACTGCTTGTGTACTGCTGGAGCTTGAATCCTGTACTACTGCTTGTTGTATTGGTTGTTGTTCTTGTTGAACCATTACTGTAAATGTTTGTTCTGTGCTAGTTACAATAGTTGCTGGACTTGTACTAGAAGCCACAAATCTTGTACTTTTATTTTCTTCTATTTTTTCTTCTTTAAAAAACTCTTCCTCATCTTCTTCGTTAATCAGTTCTTCTAACTCATCTTCGTCTATTAAATCTTCAAAAGCCTTGTCGTCTTTTAAATAAATTTCTTCTTCGCGTTCAATCTCTTCTAACTTTTCTTCATGTATTTCATTTTCTTCAACAGGCTCCCACTCTTCTTCAACAAATATTTCGACACCTATTGTTTCTTCTAATATGTAGATCTCTTGATCTATAAGGTTTTGGGCCAGCAGTGGTCTTTCTTGTATAACCTCTGCTTCGTAAAATTCTTCTTCGTATAGTTCTTCCAAGGGAGTTTCTGCTAAAAATACTTCCTCAGAAAACTCTATATCCTCCCCTACAGGTTCAAATTCTTCTATTTCGTATGCGTACAAATCCTCTTCAGCTTCCATAGGTGCATAAAAAGTTTCTTCTTGCGCCCAATATTCTTCTTCTTGCGCTAACATTTCTGCATCTTCTAACATTCGTTGCTCTTCTTCTTGGGCTAACATCTCCTCTTCTGCGGCCCGTAGAGCGTCTTGTTCTTGATCATAGGTATCCATGCCTTCATCAATATCTTCCCAATATTCTTCTTCTGTTGATGTTCCATAATCAGCATACCCTTCTTCAGAAAATACTACTTCTTCCCCATACCACTCATCTACTTGTTCCTGTCCAAACTGTTCTATGTCTAGTGAATACCAATCAGCGTCTGTAAAACCTTCGCAAGCATTTTCGTAACAAGGGTCATTTGGGTCTAAGTACTCGTCATATTCTTCGTCGTACCACATATCATCTGCTGTATAGGCAGTCCCATTATCATCATACCCATACTGTGAATCGTATTCTTCATTCCCATATTCATCATAACCATCATCATAGCCATACTGACTGTCATCTGTTTCATATATAGCATCTTCTAACGCTTGTTGTTGCGCCAAAGCAGACGAGTAGCCATCACATGCACTAGAATAAAATACGTCTAAATCACATTCGTATACTAATTTAGCTACTGTATAACCAGTACAACTTTCATCATACAAAGTATTAAGCCCACACTGCTGGAGTAAGTAAGCTGCTGCATACCCAGTACACTCTGAGTTGTATAATGAATTAATAGCACATTGTTGCCCTAAGTAAGCTGCTGCGTATCCTGAACATGTACTAACGTATAAGGCATTTATCTCACACATTTGAGCTTCTGTTCCTGAGTATAGAGAACCCCCATTTTCTATATCAGGGCCACCGTACCCAGCTAAGTATGTATCTAATGTAACGTAACCACTCTGACCATCATTGTAGTATAAGAATGTTTTGGTATCTTCCGGGGTAGTAGAGTGTTTCCCTTGTTCGCCTATAACAACATCATGGTTAATAATGTCTAACTCTCTGTATCTAAATTCGTATGAGTTATTGGCGTAAAGGATTGCTTCAAAACTATTGCTTGAACTTCTTTGGAACTCTCTTAGGTAATACCAACCAAAGACAGCGTAGTCTCCAAAGTCTTTAAACAACATCTTAGAGGTTTGCCCTCCTGACGCTGTACCCCTGATTAAATCAGTCCATAGAGGATATAAGGTGTAGTCTTTGTAAGGTAAGGATTGGGGTGTGAAATCTAAACAGTTAGCTGAATTACCCCCAGCCGATCCACTTCTAAGGTTTAAACACCCATTAGTAGACATTCTGGCATGTGACCAGGTTTGTCCCCAACGATTCCATTCCATCCCAAGAGATACTTGGCTTGAATATTGATCGTCACCAGCGTTTAGGTTGGTAGTACCTGACATGTTATAGAGATCTACAAGGTCTTGACCACCCTCATAGATGTATACACCACTGTTATAACAATCCTGGCTGTTAGAACAGGCGCTGTTATTATCCGCTATTGCATTAGCAGCAAACAGAATCCCTAGCAGTAAAAGAAGTTTTTTCATCCGTTTTCTTTTGCTTTAAGTCTTGCTGCTTTCTTTTCTGCCCTAGTTAATTTGTTCTTCTTCAAAAATGATTTTTTGTCAGGTCTTTGATCTGCATTTTCTTCCCAGGCAATCTTAGCTGCTTCTCCAATCTCTCCTTCGTAAGGGCAAGGAGTGCCAGCCATCATCATAGAAGTAAAAACTCGTTCGTCTTGGCACATCAAACTCACTGCCGCAACTTTCATCCCCATATCATAAAGCGTCTTAGAT